CATGATGCGTGTCGGCATTACTGTCATTAACGAGGAGGATTCCGCAATTCAAAAGGTGTTTGAGCTGTACCTCAAATGGCAGTATGACTTCATGGGCGAGGGCGAGCGGTACGAAAAAGCCTACAAAGGGATGCGGAACGGATTGAGTTTGTGTGGTGAGTATCATGTATAACGATGTTGTGACGTTGTTGGTAGAAAAAACGATACGGGATGAGGTCGGCATGAAGCAGACGTTTTACGAGGAGCGAGAAGTGTTTGCAGAGGAATTGCCCATCAACCAAAGCGAATTTTTCAAGTGCAGAGAAACGGGGTTACGCCCTGCCCTGTGTCTGCGGATTCCATACGGCGAATATGAACAAGAAGAAGTCCTGCGTTTTAGGGGCAGATTATACAGCGTGTATCGTTTCCGAAACGATTTCCACCACACAGAGTTATACTGCGAGGCAAGGAGTGGATTGCAATGAGCGTGAGCGTGGAACGGATGGCAGATGAAATCGCAAAAATGCTGACAGAATATGAAGCGGCAATCGTGAAAAACGTGGATGCCAGCGGCAAGGCGGTTGCGGACAAGGGTGCAAAACAACTGCGGCAGACCAGCCCCAAAAGAACGGGCAAATACGCCAAAAGCTGGGGCGTGACAAGAGAAGATAGCAGTTTCGGCGAAAATGCAAAATACATCATCCATAACAAAAAGCACTACCGCGTGGCACACCTACTGGAACACGGTCACGTTATGGCAAATGGAAAGCGAACAAAGGCAATCCCGCACATTAAACCGGTAGAAGAACAGGTCATTCGGGAATATGAAAAAAAGGTAAGGGAGGCGATAGAGGATGCGGCAAAGTGAGTTATATAAGCTGCTGTGCAGTATAGGGCTTGAGGTCTATTTTTACGAAGCAGACCAAAATCCCACACTCCCTTACATCGTTTATCTGAAGGACGGCGAAACCGCTTGGGGTTCGGATAGCAGAAACTTTCTGCGAAAAGACAGCTACATTGTGGAGCTTTATTCGGCAAGGAAGGATTTTGCCAACCAAGAAAAGATTGAGAAGGCGTTGGATTCTGTTGGGATTCGTTACGATGCAACGGAAATCTACATCGAGAAGGAAAAAATGTATCTGGTAACATTTGCATTTGACATTACAAGAAAGGTGGAAAACTAATGGAAAGAATTGTACTTGGCAGCGGTAAGCTGTATGTGGATGAATTTACAGGGGAACTGCCTGAGGATGCAGCCATTGAGGTGGAGGCTAAGCTGTTGGGCTATATTCAGGGCGGTGCGACACTGACCTACAAGCCGACATTTTACGAAGCGAAGGACGATTTGAATTTCGTTTCCAAGAAAATCATCACGGATGAAGAAGCGATTCTGAAAAGCGGCGTAATGACATGGAACGGCGAAACGCTGAAAAAGCTGACACCCACAGCCAGAGTGACAGAGGATACAGCCAAAAAGACCAGAACGGTCAAAATCGGCGGTTTGAGCCATAATGACGGCAAGAAATATGTTCTGCATTTCGTACATGAGGATAAGACAGACGGGGACATTCGTGTGACCATCGTCGGCAGTAATGAGGCAGGGTTCGAACTGTCCTTTGCGAAGGATAAAGAAACTGTCATCAATGCGGAAT